GTATGTGGGAGGCTGATACCCGGTGATGTGATGGCTGTGGCTGTGGCTGTGGCTGTGGCTATGGCTGTGGCAGTGACTAGGATTCTTCTGTGGCTGTGGCTATGGCTGTGGCAGTGACTAGGATTCTTCTGTGGCTAGGACGTTTAGGCATACCGTGTGTGGGAGGCTAGCGTGTGAGGCTGCTTATCCGGTGAGGCGCTAGCGCATGCCATGAGGTGCTAGGCTCTTAGCGTGTACCTGCTAGGCTGTGGTTGGTATGGCCTAGGCTGGCCTTTTGGCTCTGGCTAGCCATTGGCGCATGGCCTTACCTGGTATGGCCTAGGCTGGCCTTTTGGTGGCTTTGGTAGGTCTTGGTCGTTTAGCCTACCGTTTTTGGGATGGGTATCGGTAGGGGAGTTCGGCTAGATGAAGTCGAAGGAGAATTTGCTGCAATTGCTGAGCTTGTCAAGGCCGATGAGTGCATAGCCGGTGGCATGGACCAAGTGATCATCGCCAGTGCAGGAAATGTCTTCGACGATCTCGCCTTCCTCTTCCACACGGAGCGGGGCCAGGTTCTTGAAGTGTTTCACCAGCAAGCCGACATATTCTTGTGCAAGGTCTGGTAGGCCGAACTCGCGTTCCTTGATGGCACGGCACGTGAGCTTGATCGTCATGGTGCGGTCTACGAGTAGGCGTGCTTGTGCTGGCGTACTCCACACCGGCTGAAACGTGCGGCTAGCTTTGGTCGAGGGATTATACCAACAGGCCCAGAAGCGGCCAAGACCATCAGGACTGAAGCGCTTGAGCAAGTAGGCGTTGCGGTCCTTGCCGTAGCCAGCATCCGCAATGATGATATCGGGCTGGAATGGTGCGATGAAGTTCTCCACGTCTTTGACGCTGGCCAGTGCATCGGCATGGTTGTCTTCGAATACAGCCAGACCAATGAGGTAGAGGCGTTGATTGTGGACATTGCGTGCCACCACCGAAACCCAATTGAGGTGTCCCCAGTCAATGCCTACGCTGATATCGATCCAATCCTTGGTACGGCCACGCTGCAATTGATGACCGCTGCAAGCCTGGCTGAAGTCCGCATCGGAGAGCAAGACGTTCTCTCCCATGGCGGGTTTACCAAGGCAGTAGTTGAACCAAAGCTGCACGAACTTATAGTTGATCTTGTCTTGCATGAGGCGCGTTGCGGCGATCCATGGTGCGATGGTCTGCGGCAAGGCATAGCCGCGAATGTTTTTGCGTTCGGGATGTTTCGGGATCCACCGGCCGACGTTGCGATTGAGAGCGCCACGGCATTTGATTTTGCGACAGAGGTATTCATAGCAATCGGGCGGTAGTTCCTTCACGCCGACCGGGATGTGCTTGACCTGGATGATGTTGTCCGGATATTCAATCTCTTGCTCGGCGTTGCATTTATTGCAGCGGACCAACCACGTCATCTGATCGCTTTCGCGGAACGAGAGATCGACACCACGACCGGGGAGTGTTGGCGTGCTGACTTCGCGGAGCCAACCATACTTGCTGCTTTTCATGGATTCACGAAAGGCGATATCGACGCCGTCTTTCATCCGATCCTTTTCATCGAGCGTTACCATGTCGGCGTCAATGCCTTCGCCAAGATTTGATTCCCACGCGGAGCGTAGGATCATGTAGCTCTGGCCAATCCGCTTGGTATAGACCTGGTTTGGGGTCCCAAGCAGGGAGGCGATGCGTGCGGTCTCCGCGAACATCTCGCTGATCCGTGTGACGCTGAAGTCTTTGAGCTGTGAATCGCGGGGAAAGGTGTAGATGCTTTTGGTGCCGGGATTAGCCCACAGGAAATGCACCGTCTCCGTGATGGATAATTCGCTGATGCCGATCTGGCGTGCTTTTTCGTACACCTTGTGAGGATGGCTGTCCCGCATTGGTTGCAGCAGGAAAGGGCGGTGCTTGAGCAGGCGGCTCTGCACTTCGAGCTGATAGCGTTCGGCCGGTAGCTTGGCCTTGACGGCGGCTAGTGCGCTATCGAGTAGGTTGCGTTGATTGTCAAACGTGAGCGGCTGACCGCGCAGCTTGCGGTAGAACATGCAGAACAAAGCCGGGTCTTGTTTGGCGAGAAGGTCCATGGCCGTGCCGATGTCGACGTCCGGCATGGTGGCTAGCAATTCTTTGATGTCCATCTTACTTTCCATTCTCTAAGGCAAGCTGACTCTTGATTTGGGCGTCCTCTTCCGTGAGTTCGTCCAGGATGTCGGTGCGGAGTAGCGCTTGCGTGGTAAGTGCGGTGAGCATGTCTTCCGGTGTCAGACCTTCCAAGGCAGTCGTGTCAATGACGCCTTTCGCAATCGTCTCTTCTAAGAACCCTTTGAACGAGGCGTGCGTCACCAACACGTTATGCTCTACCTTGCCGGAGATCGCATGCTGATGTTTCTGCACGTACCGCTCCCCGTTATCGTCCCGCTCTTGCTCGCGGAAATCGCGGTACTCGGCTAGCAGCGCAGTCGTGGCGCGGATCTCTTCGAAGTTGGCCACACGTTGAGCGCCAGTGGCTTGGTCAACGGGCTTGTCGAGACTATCAAGGTGGCGGTTGGCGATGCGTGCAAGCTTGTCCGTGATCTTGATCGTTTCTTGTACGCGGCGTTGCTTGGCCGACTCTTGAATGTCGGAGCTTTGTTCGATCATCCGGCGTTGGAAGACGGCATCCGCAATCCAACGGGTAATGGTGTTGCGATGCACGCCGACCTGTTGTGCGACTAGGCTCTTGGGATAGCCAGCGCTGATGTGTGTGAAGACCTTCTCCTTCTCGGGCGTCCACCAGTCGGCATCTGGATCTTCCGGTGCGGCGGCTTCGCTGGCGGTCGTTGCCGTGGCTTTCACTTCAGCGATTTTGGGCGGTGTTTGAAATTTGGTTTTGGGATTCATGTGGTGCGCAAGAGCTTGGCGGCTAGCTCATGCCTTTCGGTGGGAGTGAGGATGGACGCAAGGCGAGCAATGCGGAGGTAGCGTTGGCGTGGTGCGGGCAGGCGTTGGCGCCAACGCCGCACGGTCACCACGGTGACGTCAAGCAGGACGGCGATGGCGGTCGGTGGGTAGCCGCGATTGAGGTACCACACGGCCTTACTAGCTTGTCTGGCCTTGCGGAGTGATCTTCTTTTTTGGCTTGGCATGCGACCACCTTATGGTGCTTATTTGCACCATGCAAGCGCCTTGATTGTTGGCGTGCTGTCTGGCGTCACTGGCGCGGCGCTGTGAGGCGTTCTAGGCGCTTGCGTGGTGCATGCACCATTGACTCGAACGACGGTTCTAGACCCCGCTAGGACGTGCTTAGGACGTGCTTATAGGACGTGAGCCGAAACGAAAACAGGCCAAAGCTTTCACGCTCTGACCTATTCCCAAACCGAACCAAACAACCAGGAACCAAAGCCTAGCCGAGAGCCGACGCGCTGTCAACCTTTACCGGGTCAGGCATTTCGATGCCGCCATTACGGCGTGTCGATTCGTCTAGGCTGAAGGTGTTGCCCACTAGCACCTTGATCTGATGGCGTTCGGAGAGTCGCACCGTGACACCTTGCCAGTGGATGCGTGCGGTTGGCGTTGCGTCTGAATGCAGGAACGCTTGCTCTTCAAGATAGACGCAGGGCGTGTGAGCGTTGCGGCTGTGCTGTACGCCAAGGATGCGCGTGCCTGGTTTGATCGTGAGTTGGCCGCGATAGATCTGTACGAGACCATCAATGTAGATCACGCCAGACCATGTCTGATTGCCTTGGTACAAGCCCGACTTGGTAATGCGCGCTTCATAGGTGTTGATGGTTTCGCGGAGGATGTCGCGATCGTGTTGCGAGGTGAACATGAGCTGCTGCACACGTGGCGCTAGTAGGGCGGGACTGTCACTGGTGTCAGCTTCAATAACGCCGTCTTGGATCTGTACGTCATGGCAGAGTAAGATGGTGCCGTTTTGGGTGATAGAGAGGCATGTTTCATCGCCAAACCAGAAAACGAGATTACCAGCACCGTCAACTTCGCGTAGTGAAGTCCGGCGCTCCACTAGGTGCGGCGGGATGATTGCATCTGCGATCTTTTGCGCAATGGCCGAGACTTGCGGCGGCTGAGTTGGGTGCATCACTGCCGGCTCAGGCTTGCTCGCTTGCGGGATGCTGCGGTAGATGAAGTACGGCGCGTCAGGCTCCGGATCTACGGGCGTATCATGCGCTACTGGCGGAGGATACAGTGCTTCTTTGATGATGGTGTCACAATCACGCGTAGATCGTGACTCCCAAGGCATCATGCCTTCGGGCAGAAGTAGGTTGGCTTCCTTCAGCCGTTCGCCTAGCGGATCTGTGCGGAGGTATTCATCCGGTGCGTCAAGCCGATCTTCTAGGTGCGCTCGAAACGCATGCATCTCGGCTACGGCTACGGCCGCGTGCGCTCGAAACGCATGCATCTCGGCTACGGCCGCGCGCGCACGATCGATGACGGTGCGGACGTCGCCAGTTGAGTACTCAGCCGGGTTGATTGTGGCGAGCACGGCTTCAAGATGCTTCAGCAGATCATTGGCCTGGAGGTGTGGGTGTGGTTTTACTTTGTCAGAACGAGCACTCATACAATCACTTTCTTGCGCCGGTCGATCGACACAACGCTGATGCTAAAACGGAAGTCGCACTTCTTTGAGGCGAGGTAGAGAAGCTCACGGATCAAGCGCATGTTGGAACCGTCACGACCAAGGGCTAGTCCCATATCGGAGTCGGCTACAAAGACTTCCATGATGACTTGCTCACTCATGATCACGCTGGAATGCGTGACCGTGGCAGGTTGATCAACGATGGCGCGCACCATGGAAAGGGCCAATGCTTCGATGGCGATGATTTGGTCGTTACGATCGGTCATGTTAGTAGCCTTGCTTGCGTTGGGCTTCGGTGCGTGCGATGGCTTCGTGGACGCCAACCTTTTTGTAGTGTTCAGCTGAGCGCTTCTCTAGGCGTTCGCGCTGGCGCTCATTGAAGTCGGCATTGCCTTTGACGATGGTCACGGGCAGAGGACTGCTGTAGACGCGGTGCATGTCGCTTTCACAGCTTGGACACGTCCGCGACTCGTCTTCGTTTTCGACAAGAGCTTCTTCCGTATGCCGGCAGGCTTGGTTGCTGCATTGGTAGTCGTAGATTTTCCAGCTCATACATTTGCTCCTAGTTTACTCGGGTCGAAAGTCCATGCCTTGTAACGTTTGGTGCCGCGCGGTGGCCGCACCTTGGCGAGAAACAGATCCAACGCCAGGATGAGAGTGTTGCCGCTGTCCAGATAATACGTGAGTGTCGGCATGAACTCAGCGGTAAAGTCTTTCCGGGTGATGTGTTGCCAGTCAGCTACACGCAACATGATGAGGTCCGGCAGATTGTTGCGTGAGAAGACGAGCGTGGGATACTTGCCTTTAGGGCAGGTCGTCGTGGTCTGCTTCCACCATTCCAAGATCGATCGCGTATCGGCGGCGCGAATGCCTGTGATCAGATCCTCAAGCTGCCACTGCTCACGCTTCTTACATTCCACATGGTAGTAAAACTTGGGATTGTCGCAGACGAGATCACCAGTCACGCCGAACTGTGCGGACGACCAGCCGCCGCTCATGGGCGTTCGACGAATCGTCTCACCACACCAGTCGGCAAACTTCTTGGCCACCTTGCGTTCGTAGCTGTTGCCTTTGGTGCGGCTGTTTTTGCGTTTGGCATTGGCTTCGACTTTGGCGATCGTCGTCACGGGCGGTTCGCCAGACGCGCCACGGCGACGCTTCTTGCCGGCCACCTTGGCCATGCGTTCGCGGAGTTGATCGAGATCCACGACTACACGCGCTCAAGCGAAGCGCTGGGTTGTTCATCCGCAAGCAAGACGCCGCCGAGTAAGGAGAGCACGGCATTTTCTGGTTTGGCTAGATGCTCATACAGCCGGTCCGGATAGGTGACTACCATGCGCGAAATGCCGCCGTTATCGGGTAGTAAGTGGATGGCTTCGAGCTTGATGGCTTCAATCTCTTGCGACCATTCGGCGGCTAGGTTGGCGTGCAAGAAAGCCTTGTGCTCTTGCCACATGGTGTTGGCGGTCTCGACGAGAAGGGCGTATTCTTTGGTGATCAATTCTGCTTTGTTCGTCATCTGCGGTTGGGCTCCTATACTGTATGTCTTTACGGGCTTCTGATTCCAGATCGGTTGCGTTCGGTTGTACTGTACTTGCTTTGCGCGCGTCAACGTATCTAAAGCGCTGTACACGGTGCGCCGGCTGAGGTTGAGGCGTTCACGTAATTGCCGGGCCGTCTGTGGCTGCTCTTGCAGCGCGGCACGGATGCGCTGCAAGATCAGGTAACTGACTTGGTAATTGGATCTCATACACGGTTGCTTGCGATCGTCCAACCAAGTGGCGCGAAGGTTTCCTGAAACCGTTTGACCCGACGACCGAAGTACACGACCAGGCTCGGGAACATGCATTTCGGATTATCCGGGCTGTCAAACACCAAGCGGCCTTTGACAAAGCACAAGGCGTTGCAGTGTGGGATCAGCAAACCATGGAAGACCTTGATCGTGTCGGTGCGGGAGGGCAGCAAGAGGATGATCTCATCTTTGGCCTTGAGCAACGGCAAGGTGTCCACGGCCTTTTGAATCCAATGGTGCAGGCTGCGGCCATAGGGCGGATTGGCATACGTCAGACCGAAGCCATGCCACGGCAACGTCAAGCCGTCGCGTTTGTTGCCACGCAAGCCTGAGTAGTTTATGTGCGCCAGGTGATGCGCGGGATTCTTGTCGGCGCAAGGGTCGAGACCGATGCGGCCGGTCTTCGTCATGGCGCGGACGTATTGCATGACGTCATCTTGCGAGCGCCAATCGGAGCGCGCGGATGACACGAAGGATTTGAGGGAATGCCGTAGCTCGGGCTTTGGCTTGACGACTTGAGGCTTCTTCTTTTTGGCTTTCATACTGCTCACTTCTCTCTGCTTAGGGCGGTTGCGTTGCTGCTGACTTGATAGGTTGCGCCGTACAAGGCACAGCTGATGGCATGGTAAAGCTCGAAAGGGTCGCGCTTGGTAAAGTTGTCGGTGGCTTCAATGATGCGGTGCCAGGTTGTATCACTGAATGATCCCACGTAGCACCAACCACGTTTGAACTTGACGCTCAAGCCGTAGTCGCGCACGAACGGGTTGGCTTTGTTGGTGCTGCACATCTGGTACACACGCAAGCGGTTGTGAACGTCCAACGTGGTCTTGCCAAACAAGCCAGCACCGAAACCGCTGTGGCATTCCAAGCCGGGCAGGAACGGCGGCAATGGCCGGTCGCGCAAGAGTACCGGCAAGCGTTTCAGGCTAGCCAAGGATCGCGTGCCGAGCTTGCGGGACGTGAAGAAGCCGCACGAACGGCAACGCTGCCACGTAGCGCGCCACGTGTGCCAGTCGTGCTTGCCTTGCGTGCATTGCAAGCCTAGGCTATGCGTTGGTGGTGGCATGCGTGCGGTGGCCTTCACGACGTGCAAGCGGCGTAGCTCTTCAATGGTCATATTAGTAGCCACGGGCAGCCACCGACTTTCGACGATTGCGGCGTAGCTGAGTGTGCGGAGAGCATAGGTTTGCAAACGAGGAGTTTGGGCGTGATTGCTTCATGCGATCCTGCTTTGGCCAGCTTCTTTGATGACCGTGAGGGAGTGAGGGAAGTAGGTCTTGAGGGCTTCGTTGTGTGTGATTACGAAAATGCTTTCGTGCTTGCCAAACGTTTCCGTGAGCAAGGTAATGACATGGTCGGTAGCGGTATCATCTAGCGCTTCGAATGGTTCATCAAAGAAGATGACGTTGGACGGTGCGGCGCGGGCCGAGACCAGCGCTTGCAGGGAGAGACCAACGATGAGATCGATCTTAGCCTTCTCACCGGCTGAGTTGCCTTTGTAGTTGCCCGCGCCAAACTTGTTGGTCACCGCAACTTCAAACCGCTCGGCTTGCTTGCCAGACTTCAGCTCGGTTTGGGTGCGAAACTCGACCAACAGGTTGCCGTCCGAAAGCGTCTGGCTGATGGTCGCGGCTTTCTGATTGAGAAACGGCAGCGCGTTCTCTAGCAGCAAAGGGCGGATACCTTTGTCGCCAAAGCCTTCGATCCAAAAGCTGTACTGATCGGCGAGGCGCGCCACCTCGGCCAAGCGCGCTTGGGCGGTTGTCAATTCTGAGGCATGCTGATCGCGTTTGATTGTCGAAGTAGCTAGGACGTCTTGCAGGATGGCGCACGCCGCTGTCAATGAGTTGCTTGGGTCTTCGAGTTCGCGCTTGGCTTGCTTGAGTTCGCGGCGTGCCGCGTCACGCCGTAGGCGTTGATCGTCACGCTTGCGTTGCGCGGCCTGCCACGCTTCATGCGTGCGGCGTCGTTGCGTGTCTGTTAGGGCGTGCTGCTTGAGCACTTGCTCTTGCTGCTCTACGGCTAGCGTGCTTGCCGTGGCCGTCTTCGTGCAGGTGTGATGCTTCGTCTTGAGTTGCTGCAATTGCGCGGCGTACTCGGCTTGTGGAATGGGTTGCTGGCATTGCGTGCAGATCTTCGCCGCCTTGTGTTGCTGCAAGGCTTGCGCGGTCGCATCTAACGAATCGTGTGCGCGATCGTTCGCACGCATGGCCAGCGCGAACAAACGTTGCAGCTCGGGATCAGTAGCCGTGGGCTTCGGCGGTTCCGGTGTGGCGGCAGGCACGACCGGCAAGGCTGCCTTGATTGCCACGATGCGCGACTTGAGTGCTTGGCGTTTCTGGCGAAACTGTGCAGCTTGGGCAGCTAGCTTGACTTTCATTTCGGCGATCGTCTCGGCGTAGGTCTGCATCACGTTAGTCAGCGTGGCGATGTTTGGTTGCAGCGTCTTGCGTTCCAGCTCCAACGCACGGTGTTTGGCGCGGGCAAGGTCACAGGCGGCGGCATACTGCGACGTGCCAATCGCTTCGTCTAGGATCTCTTTCTGTTGCTTGTCCGTGAGTAGGCTGAAACGGTACGCGGCGCTTTGACCAAACACGACCGAATTGAGAAAAGTCGTCGCATGCATTTGCAGCAGCCGATCGATCAGCTCTTGGGTCGCATCCATCGTGCCGGCGCTGATGTCCGTCTTGCCTCGATACAGCCGCAACGTTGTCTTGTACTCGGCGTGCTTGCGTGTCCGCATGACGGTGTAGGCTTTGGCGGCTAGCGTCAGTTGGGTGCGGACGAGGCAGTCCTTGCCGGCACGCTTGCTGATCACGTCATCGCCTTCGTAACCGCGCAACGTGATGCCGTAGAGGCACCACACCAGCGCTTCGATGATTGCCGACTTGCCACACCCGTTGCTGGCCGCTGTCACGTCATCGCGGTTCTCGCCTTCGATCAGCGTCAAGCCGGCATGCGCTAACGGCACGCGCACATCCGGGCCGAACGACAGGAAGTTGCTGATGCGGATCCGTTCTATGCGCACGCCACGGCCTCATGGTCGAGTTTGGTTTGCGCAACGGCGACGAGCAAGTGGCCAAGGGCTTTAGCTACATGCTTGGTGCCTGGTGTCTTGGCTAGGACCATGGCGGCAACGAGTTGTTCGAGTTGGGCTTGAATAGCTTCGAGTTCGGTAAGGTGAGGGTTCATTGTGCTTCTCCGGCTTGATTGAAGAGGTCGAGACCGAGCGCTAGCAAGTTGGCGTCGCCTTCTTTGTAGGTGATATATTTTTGTAGGAGCGTTTTCGTATCCATCGATAGATCGATATCAAGGCGCTGATCTGGTTGCGCGCGTCCGCCTTGCTTGGGAATGAACTTGACGCCGAGGGCTTGCTTCAAGTAACGGCTGGCGAACGCGGCTTCGGAGCACGGCAGCTTGCGATACACGACGTCGACATAGTTGCCGGCAACATGATCAAACGCACGTGCCTTGATTTGCTTTTGGTCGAGCTTCACGAAGCGTGGGCGTTTCAGCTTGACGAGCTTGACCGCGAGCTTGATCGTGTCAAATTCGAGAAAGCCTTTGCCATGCACCGCGTGTTCGCCACGGATGTGCTCCAAGGGCGAGCCAATGTAGCGCGCATTCGGCAGACCGCCGATCAACTGCGCGGCGTGGTAGTGGCCGGAAAACACGAAATCAAAATGCGGGATGATCTCCGTGATGTCGAGATCTTCCTTCACGACATACTCCAATGCCGGGCCGACTGCTGCACCTTTGAAGCCGTGATGAAAGATGCCGATGCGACGTGCCGGCTTGGTAGCGGGTTTGACGGCGAGCGACTCTTGCAAGCGACGCATGAGCAAGGCGCGATCGTCGCAGTAGGCGAAGGCGCTTACCTGCACGTTGCCAAGGTGCCAGATCTCCCAACCACGTGAGCCGATGCCGTTGATCGTGTGCGTCGTTGCCAGGGCCTGCAAGGCGTGCATCGTGCCGAGCTTGTCCGCGTGGTCGTGGTTGCCGTTGACGGCCCAGACGTCAATCTGTGAGGCTCTGAGGCGCTCAAACGCTGCCACGGCTTCGTTGTAGGCGTGCGTGTGGATTACGCCCCGCTTGTGGAATAGATCGCCGCCAAAGATCACATGGCGGATCCCTTGCGCTAGGCAATGCGCACGGATGTCATCGATCACGCTCACGCAAGCATGCAGCCGCGAAGACATGCCGGACGGGTGCGGTGCGGCAAATTCGGACCAGGCATGGATATGCAGATCGGAAAATAGGACGATCTTCATGATGCACGCATGGGCAAAGGGGAGTTGAGACTGTAGAAGGCGCGGCCGATCATGAACGCCACGCCGAGCGGTTGCGGCTGACCGGCACGCAACAGGCGTTCGAGAATCTCACGGACGCGCACGCCTTCCTCTGCCGTCCAGTAAATAGGGTGCAGGCTTTGCGTCCTGCCTAGCAGCAAGCCGTAGTAAGGGATTTGAACTTCAGTTTCCATAAGCTTCCTTTGTCGTGTCTTCAAGCCAACCGAGCGCTTGCCAGTCGGGTTCGATTCGGCGGACCTGCATCGAGTTGGACACGCGCCAACCTGTGATGTCTTGAGGTTCGAGCGTTGCAAGGTTTTCGATAATACGAATAAGCGTAGCCACACTCACCGGCACGCGGTACTGCGCGATCGCCCACTCACTGGCTGGCCAGGCGCGCAAGCGGCGCCGTAACGCCGCTTGATTCGCGTCTGCTAGTTTGATGAGCTGATTGTCGCCGTCGCGCGTGTCCGTGCGATAGGCGATGTAGATCGTGGGCATCTGCGGTGCTGCTTTCCTGCTGGCATAACTACGCTTACTCGGGAACGGTGCTGCGCCTAGCTGGCGGGGGTATCAGCCGGCACGATCTGCACCTTGCGGAACGGATGCGCCGCCGGCTGCTTCTTGATTAGGGTCGTGAATACGGAACCGATGGAAGGTGCGGTAACGAGCTGCACGAAGTCGTCAGATGTAACCTTCGCGTAGTCGTAGCGCACGTTGGCATCGGCCTTGAAGATCACCGCGAGCGTTTGAGATGCCGGGTCGTAGCCGACGGACGCGATGATGCCGCTGTCGGGAATGCCTAGGTGTCTAATCTTCGTCATTGGGTGTTTCTGCTTTCTGGGACTTCTTGCCAAACAGCGGATCGGTGTGGAACTCGATCTTGCCGGTGGACGGATATAGGTCACACAAGACTTCGCGGAAGGGCGAAGCTACCTTGTTCTTGACGGCCTTGATGCGGGACGTGATGCCGACATCTTTGCCACGCTTTTTGATCGCCTTCATGCGCGTGACTTCGAGCCGGAGGCTGGCGTAGAACTTCAGCGCACTGCCGCCGGGTGTGGTGTTCGGATTGCCAAACATCACGCCGATCTTGGTCCGCGTTTGATTGATGAACACGATCGACACATCTGCCTTGGCTGCCGGGCCGGAGATTCGCCGGATGCCAACCGAGAGCAGGCGCGCTTGTTCGGCCACGCTGTTCTTTTCGGCACTGCGTTCCTGAGCTGCGGCCGGGATGAGTGCCGCCACCGAATCCACCACGATCAACGCGCCACGCAGCGCCTTGTCTTTGCAGATCTTCACGATGTCGTCAAAGACCTTCTCAGCCGTGTCGGCTTGCAGAAAGCCCAGCGTGTCGCAGTCAACGCCGAGCGTCTTGGCGTACTTCTGATCAAACGTGTGCTCCGCATCAATATAGATGCAGGGTACTTGTTGTTTCTGAAGTGCGGCAATCAGCACCAGCGTAAACGTGGTCTTGCCGGCGCTCTCCTTGCCAAACACTTCGATCGCGCGACCTTTCGGAAAGCCACGACCCGTGCCAGGGATCGTGTCGTTGTGCTTATCGGCTTCCCCAGTCAAGAGATCGTCAAGGCTTTGATGGCCGGTCGGCCAACACGGCACGGCTAAGCTGCTGCCGTCCGTCGCGATCTTGAAGTCTTTGTTGATGCCTTTGAGCGCCGCAAACCAGGGCGGCGGTGGCACGGCTGCGACTTGTGGTCGCTTCTTCTTTTTCTTCTTCACCAAGGCCACGGTCTAGTTGCCTTTCCGTTTTTTACGTGGAGGCGGAGCATCTTCCTCTTCACCCTCGTCGTCATCATCGTCAGCATCGCTAGCTTCATCGTCTTCGTCATCTTCTTCAGTATCGTCATCGTCATCGTCCTCTACTGCTTTGCTGGTTTTCTTTTTCTTCTTCTTGGGTTTGACTTCATCTTCATCGTCGTCTTCATCGTCCGCATCTTCAGCGTCGTCACCGGCCATGAGTGCGCGAATCGCATCAGGCGTCAGGATTGAGCCGGCGGCTTTCTCTAGGTCGTGCAGCTTGTCTTTGATCTCCGACCAGTCTTCCAGCTCCACCACGCGATGGCTGGGGCGGACTTCGTACTTGGTCATCCGGCCTTCGCCGCGCCGTTGAATAATGATGCTCTGGCCGGCGCTCACGGATTGAAACGCGCCGATCGATTCTTCACCGGCTGAGAAGTTCTCCAACGCCTCAACGATCATAACGCCCATGCCGAGGATCTTCACTTCGCCGTCCGGTGTCCGCACGTTGGCCATCGCACGGTAGGTGGGTTTCCACTTGGCTTGGATCCGCATGTACGCTTCTTTGCCGTCCACCGAATCGCGACCATGGACCTTGTTCGCTTTCGCGAGTTGCGTCACGAACATTTCACACAACGGGCACTTGGTGCCTTGTTGCGGTCGACCGCCACGCAAGCCTTCCGGATCGATGCAACGCACCACGCCTTTGCCTTCAGGGCCGACGCGGAAGTGCTGCCACACGTGGACAAGCCAGTGTGTACCTTTCTTGCGTGCCGGCAGGAAGCGGCGCACGTTCTTGCCGGGTACGAGCTTGTCCCAAGCGTCTTTGTCGAATTTAGAGGATGTACGTTCGTCGCGCATCTTGCGCGAGTAGGCAAAGACGTCATCGCCGGCTTCGGCAGTAGGGGCATCGGTACGGATTTTCTTTTTCTTCTTCAACATTAGCGATTGATTCCTTCGTTGTAATCTTTGTCTTGCGACTGTAATTTGCTGAGTTGCTGGAGGGACCACCGTTTCTCATAGATCGTCAGCACGGCGCTTTCTAACCCATCGAGAATACGTTCGGCCTCTATACGAGCTTGTGTGGCTTCGAGTGCTTGTGTGTCTTGGCGTGTGTAATGTTTTCTGGCTGTTTCTGTGGGCTTCCCTTCCTTGCCTGCGGCGAAATATGCTTTGGCGTGCATTTGTTGTTCGACATGTTCGGCTTGCCGGAGCCGATCTTTAGCCGTATCGCGCAACGCGCAATACCAGTGATAAGTTGCCGGGTATCGATGCCATTCTTTGGTGAGATCTTCCCGGATAACCGCATCGCGTTGCGGATCTACCGTGATCAGTTTGCCGCTCGTCGGATGGTATGCCCGGATCGATCCGGTCGTGCGCTTGCGCCAGTAGGCAGAGCCTAGGACGTCGCTCACGGTGTCACCACGGAGCCGTGGTGGAGCGCGTCCGTCACTTGGTAGTGGCCGTTGCCGTATGGCGTGACGTTACACGCCACGGACAGGCAAACGTGTGCGCCTTCGGCCGTATCTAATTGCCAATAGAATCCGTCGATCTTGCGTAGCGTGGCGTAGGTAGATCCATCAGGCCAAGGCATGTGCATGTAGACCTTGGCACCTGCGGGTGCGTCGAGTAGTTTCATCTGTTCTCCTGCTGGTAAGACTGCGCTAGGTTGATAGCATTATTGGCGAGCGTTGGCAAGTAGCTTGGTACTTATTTTGCATCGAGCCAGTTTTCGGCATACTTGCCGTCGACTGATAGCTCAAACTTCATTTGATCACGGTAGGGTTGTTTCATCAGGACCATGGTGCGCGCCAGTGCTTGCGGCGCAAAGCGGGTAGGGACTTCCAGCACCAACTCATCGTGAACCGGAAACAAGCTGGCGCATCGGTAGGTTTTCAATTCTTGATCGCGTTCAACGAGATTCATCGCGACCTTGACGATATCAGCCGCGCTGCCTTGTGCGGGTGTATTCATACATTTGCGCTGGCCGAACGCTTTGAGCATGCGCTGTTTGTTTTCGTCCGGCTCATAGCGGCCGTCGCTTGTCCGGCCACGCAAGAGATTGTAAACCGTGGCACGGCGACCGCCGATGGTTGGAACCCAGCCGTGCTTGCTGCCGTGTTCGATCATGCTGGCTTGGTATTCGGGGATCTCGTAAAAGATGCCGGTCCAACTTGCGATCTCTTGACCGCAAAGATCGAGATGCCGTTCGTTGTGCGGGTCCATACCACGTAGGCGGCACATCATGGACGCGCTGCCGCCATAGAGCAGGTTGAAGTTATTGTTTTTGGCGATCGAGTATTTGTCAGGGAATAGTTTTTTGACTTGGGTCCAATTGTCCATGCTGATGTCGCCGAGGCGCGTACCGTCTAAAGCCTTGGCGTCACCGTAGAGCTTGATTGCCGAGTAGGCGTGGATCGCGGAAGGCGATCCATACTTGAGCATCGCATCAAGCATTGGTGAGGTTTTGCGGAACTTCGAAACCCAGTGCAGCACCATCACCAACTCGAAGCCGCTATAGTCGCAGACGATCAAGCTCATGGGTTCGGTGGTGATCTCACCAAAGGCGTTGACTTCGCCAAGCCGTGGCGCACGGAACGCGCCACGAATACCGTATGGGTCCTTCTCTTTGCGTGAGGGAATGTTTTGCAGGTTCGCGCCGACTTTCTGCTTTGTAATGTAGGTCTTGAGCCGGCCATTCTTAAACAAGACCTCACGCCCCTGCAAGATAATGCGTTTGCGGCTGGAGATGCGGCCGGTATTCGCACCGATCTGTGAAAAGTCGGAACGCAAACGGCCATCGTCAGAAAGGCCGTCAATGATGCCCCGCAAAAAGGTGTTGCGCAACGTGCATGCAGACGTGTAGTCAAGCTTGACGTTCGCAATCGGATAGCGCTCCGCGTACTTTTCCATTGCCGCACGATCGAGCGAAGGACTGCCGGAGGGTGTGACGTGATGCTGTTCGGTGCGCCAACGCCATTGCCGAAAGAAAAGGTCCTGGAGTTGAGGGTTCGAGCTGAGCTTGAGCGTTGGGTTGCCAGCTACGGCGCGGAACGCATGCTCGGCGCGCATCACGGTGATGTCAACTTCGCGCAAGATCTCATGCATGCGCTCAAGATCGATCTGCACGCCACGCTTTTCAATCGCGATAAGCGTTTCCGTATACCGGCGGTCGTGACGGATGTAGCTGCCCCAATAGCCGATCTCTTTGAGGTGTGCCTTGTGCTTGCCGTAAAGGGCAATCGTCGACCAAGCGTCATCGGCGCTGTACTGAAGCATCGTCGCGCGCCACCACTTGCGGATCTCCGCTTTCGTGATCGACGCGACCGGCCGGAGTTGCGTTACGCTGAGAAGCTGCGCGGTCGCTTCCAGACATTCTAAGGGCAGGCGATTCATGACTTCGGTAGGCTTGAGCATGATCGCTTGTTTCTTGCCGACCGGGATATAGGAGAAGATTTGCTTATAGCCAGCTCGGGGCCATTTCAGGAAGGTAGCGCTCTGCGCCTTGAGACCGTGTTGCAGTTGGTTTTCGTCCACGTTCCAGCTCAAGATCATAGTGTCGGCATGGAACGAAGGGTGGGAGTTGACGCCAAGCGCTTCCAGCGTGCCGAAGTCTGCTTTGAAGTTTTGGTACACGCACTTGTTTTGCGGATCGCTGAAGTAATCTGCGTAATATTGGCCCACAAAAATGGCGTCGACCACGTAAGCTTGCGTGTCACCTTCACTCGCATAGCTCATGAGGACGGGTTCGATATTGCCATCACCGTTGTCATCAAACTCAGTATCCACAGCCGTAGGCACGCCAGGTTTGCTTTTGAGCAGCGTGGAGTATTTCAAGGCCAGTTCGGGCGTGTTGATGTGGAGATACTTACAAGACCGCATGTTAGACCTTTCGATTCTTGAGCTTGGACACGCAACCGCGACATTCGGCATAGCGATGACCTTCCGGCTTGGCCGTGGTGCCGAATCTACGCGGGCGGTCTGATCCACAAAGCGCTATGCTGCTGGGCAACACGTAACCGTGTACGATCTGAAACCGTAAGTCGGCGCTAGGTTCGGTGTACCAAATAACTTGGCGTTCGTAGGTTTCGGTGGTGGGGGTTGATGGTTTTGGTCGGCTCATAATAGTGTGCTGCGCCTTGGTTGGTTGGTTGGTTGGTTGGTTGGTTGGTTGGTTGGTTGGTTGGTTGGTTGGTTGGTTGGTTGGTATTAGTGTTGGTTGGTCCTAAGCTCAATTGTGCGCACGCG